TAACACGAGCCATGCCCCAAGTGTGGCTCTAAGGATAATTTAGCTAGGTATTCAGACGGACACGCTCATTGTTTCACAGTCGGTTGTGGGCATTATGAAAAAGGTAATGGTAATGTGGTCAGTCTGGAAAGACATAAACAAACGAGGTCTTTAGATATGACAGGAGTGGTTGCCGCGATTCCCGACAGACGCATCAGTCAAAGCATAGCTAGTAAGTATGGCGTGACTGTAGAGTTTGGAAAAGAGGGACAAATCGTTAAACATCATTATCCTTACTATGATAAGGATTCAAAAAACATAATCGCATCTAAGGTTCGGGTGTGTTCAAACAAAACTTTTTATTCTACAGGAGATTTTCATAATGTCGGGCTATTCGGGCAACAGGCGTTCCAAGGTGGCGGTCAATACATTACGGTTACAGAGGGCGAGGTCTGTGCAATGGCTGTCTGTGAAATGTTCGATGGGAAATACCCCGTTGTATCCATTAGAAGCGGAGCGTCAGGAGCAGTCAAAGACATCAAAGAAAATCTTGAGTGGTTAGAATCATTTAAAAATGTAATCATTTGTTTTGATAGTGATAAAGCAGGGCAAGATGCCGCGAAGCGTGTGCTTGATCTGTTCAGCCCTAACAAAGCAAAGAATGTAGTGCTTCCTATCAAAGATGCGGGTGCTATGTTGGAACAAAACAAGGTCCAAGCGTTTGTTCGTGAGTGGTGGAACGCAAAGACCTATCAGCCTGATGGTATAGTGGCCGGTAAAGACACTTGGGACATGATTTTAGAGCGTTCCGATAGGGAGTCTATACCCTACCCTTGGGTTTGCTTAAACGAGCTTACATACGGTTTTAGGCCCCAAGAATTGGTAACGATAACATCTGGTTCCGGCATGGGCAAATCGCAAATTGTAAGAGAGCTCGAGTATTACTTGTTGAATCAAACCGAAGACAACATAGGCATACTCGCACTTGAAGAAGATATTACCAAGACTGCCCTTGGTATTATGTCCATTGAAGCTAATCGTTTACTTCATTTGGATAAAGGTATAAGTGAGGCAGATAAAAGAAAGTATTGGGATAATACTTTAGGTAAAGGTCGTGTATATCTGTTTGACCATTGGGGTTCCACAAATGAGGATAACCTATTGGGTAGAATAAGATACATGGCAAAAGGTCTGGATTGTAAATGGATTATCCTTGACCACCTGAGTATTGTTGTGAGCGATCAAGATACTGGTGATGAACGAAAAGCTATTGATAGTATTATGACTAACTTGAGAAAGCTTGTTCAGGAAACTGGTGTTGGTTTATTTTTAGTTTCTCACTTGAAGAGACCAAACGGTTCAAAAGCTCACGAAGATGGCGGCAAGATAAGCTTAGGTGAACTCAGAGGTTCAGCGGCTATCGCTCAGTTGTCAGATATCGTGATTGGTTTGGAGCGTGATCAACAACACAATGATCCCAAGATAAGAAACACGACTACGGTGAGGGTATTGAAGAATCGTTTTGTTGGCCTTACGGGACCGGCTTGTTACTTATATTATGATAAGGACACCGGACGTATGCACGAAACGAGTTGTCCGGTTGAAGACGAGAGCTTTTAATGAAGAAGTACGTCATCGACATAGAGGCAAACGGTCTCAGACCTGATACTGTGTGGTGTATTTGTATCCATGATTTGGAGACAGATGAAGGAACATCTTGGGTAGATACAGCACTCAATGATTTTCCAAAGTGGGTTGAAGATAATAAACCTATAGAACTCATCGGTCACAATATTATTGGATATGACATACCAGTTTTAGAAAAACTATTAAAGGTTGATTTCTCTAACTGTAAAATAACGGACACCCTAGTAATGTCCAGACTTGAATCACCCTCAAGGGAAGGGGGACATTCGTTAGATAATTGGGGTGCATTATTAAACTATCCAAAGGGAGAACATGATGATTGGACAGTTTTTTCTTATGATATGCTATCGTATTGCATACGTGATACTAAACTTAATGTACAGGTGTACAAGGTGTTACTACACAAACTTAGAGGTTTTAGCTCTGAAAGCGTTGATCTTGAGCATCAGGTACAAAGCATTATTACAAAGCAAATTGATCGAGGATGGCTACTTGATCAGGGGAAAGCTTTAGAATTATTAGCCAAACTCAAGGAGAGAAAGAATGAACTGGAAGAGAGCGTTCAAAAAATATTTAAACCGTTACCGGTATTTGTTAAAACTATTGTACCGAAAATTAAAAAGGATGGTACAACATCGGTTGTTGGTTTAAAATTCTTAGGAGATCAATGGGAAACAGTCAGCGGTTCTTTTAGTAGACTAGACTATCCATTGTTCAATCTAGGGTCTCGTCAACAGATTGGTAAGTATTTGCAGTATTTCGGGTGGAAGCCTGAGAAGTTTACTGAGACCGGCCATGCAGTAGTTGACGAAGTTGTGCTAAGTAAAGTCGAGGGAATACCCCAAGCTACACTTATTGGTGAGTACTTGATGATACAAAAGAGAGTCGCACAGATACAAAGTTGGTTGGATGCATTATGGGACGATGGTAGGGTACATGGTTCCGTAAATCCAAACGGTGCTGTAACTGGAAGGATGACTCATTCAGGACCGAACATGGGGCAAATCCCCGCTGTTTACTCCCCTTATGGGAAAGAGTGCCGACAGCTATGGATAGCCCCTGACGGTTATAAAATAGTAGGTATGGATGCAAGTGGACTTGAAGCACGTATGCTTGCACACTACATGAATGACAAGGAATACACTAATGAAATTTTGCATGGAGACATTCATTCGGCAAACCAGTTGGCTACGGGCGTTAAAACTAGAGATCAAGCAAAGACTTTCTACTACGCTTTCCTTTACGGAGCCGGAGATGCTAAAATCGGAGCTATCATCGGAGGAACTGCAAGAGATGGTAAAGAACTTAAGGAAAAGTTCCTTAGAAATACGCCATCTCTTAGAAGACTACGAGAGAGAGTTAGCATGGCGAGCGGAAGAGGCTACGTTCTTGGATTGGATAGGCGCAGGGTCTATGTACGATCAGAACACTCAGCGTTAAATACTTTACTACAATCTGCCGGAGCTATTGTTATGAAGAAAGCTCTAGCATTGTTAGACGAGTACGCTACCAAGTGGAAACTAAACTATCACTTTGTGGGGAACATTCACGATGAAATCCAGACAGAGGTCGAACAAGAGAAGACTGAGGTTTTTGGGAGGCTCGCCTGTAGCTGTATCGAAGCGGCCGGCTTGCACTTCAATCTCAACTGTCCACTCGAAGGCGAATACAAGGTTGGAAACTCGTGGGCCGAAACCCACTAAAGGGGAGAACCAAAGTGGAAAGGACAACTGAAACTCTAGTTAGAGACATCTACGATTTGATGATAAACAGGAAACCACCTAAAAATGTGGATGTGGATGAAGAGATAGAACGATTCGGAGAAGCAGTAAAAGCTCTGATGAAAAAAGAGTTTTCTGATGACAGGATAAAAGATAATAAAAGAAAACTTAGGCTATCTAGTATAGGTAGAACAGATAGGTATTTATGGAACGCATTTCATAGTACTAAAGCTGAAAAAATATTACCGCACACTTATGTTAAGTTTATGTATGGACATTTAATTGAAGAGTTACTTTTGTTTCTTACTAGATTATCCGGACATAAAGTTACTGACGAACAAAAAGTTTGTGAGGTAGAGGGGGTAATAGGACATATGGATTGCAAGATAGACGGTATTGTTACAGACGTTAAATCTGCAAGTCCATATGGGTTTAAGAAGTTTAAAGAAGGAACCCTGGCATTTGATGATCCCTTTGGATACATCGATCAAATCAAAGCATACGCACATTCAGAAGGTGAGCGAGTATTTGGTTGGCTTGCTATGGATAAAACAAACGGACACTTGACTTTTTTAAAGTATGATCTCGATGACGATAAGGCATCTGTATACTCTGTTTTAAACGAACAGGATATAGTTGATAGGGTGAAGCATGTAAAAAAGCTAGTAGAGCAACCGGAGCCGGAGTCTCTTTGTTACGAGCCTATTCCAGATGGCAAATCAGGAAACTTAAAGCTTGCTATTGGTTGCTCTTACTGCCAATTCAAAAGGCATTGCTACCCCAATTTAAGAATATTCAATTATTCCTACGGTCCAAGGTTTTTAGCAAAGGTCGTAAATGAACCTAAAGTACAGGAAATAATAGTCAATGAATAAGTTATTTAGATCAGGACTTGAAGAGTCTATCCGTTTGAAACTAAACAAACAGTTTAAGTATGAGCCTTACAAGATACCTTACATAATACAAAAGAATTACTTGCCTGACTTTGTACATGAAAAGAAAAAGATATTGATAGAAGCTAAAGGTTTTTTTAGAGTTGGAGATACGAAGAAATACACATCAATACGTGACTCCGCTCCTGATTGGGAACTAGTTTTTATATTGTCTAACCCAAACAAAAAAGTACGTAAAGGCAGTAAGATATGTATGGGTAAGTGGTGTACAAAAGAGAAGTTTAAGTTTTATACAATAGATAACATTGAAGTCTTGTTAGATTATGTGAAGGAGAAAAAATGCTGACTTTTGATGAATTGTTGGAAGAGATAGCTGAAACACACGATGTCGAGTTAATATGTGAGACCTTAGAAATAACTCCTATGGATTTACTAAAAAGATTTGAAGATAGGACTATTCGTTGGTTACATGAAAA